ACTGATGGCTTCCGCTTCTCCGAAGCAAAGTTTGATACGCTCTTCAAGTTCCTTTCGGCGGTCTGTCAGGCCGTCTATTTGGTCGCGCACGGTCTTGAGGTCTTGGTAGGCTGTGAAGATGTCATCAGAGACTTCAATCACTTTGCCCCCTGTGTGGCGGTTGTATTTGAGAAGCACGTCCTCCACCGTCTGAGCGTCAGGCTCGCGGTTGCCGAGGATATTGTCAACCCAAAACCGCTCCACCTCTTCGACCTGCCACTTGAAGAAGTCAGGAACGAGAGCGATGTCCTTGAAACCAAACTCTCTTCCCGAACAGAGCCACGCAAGGCTTCCCTGTGTCAGTTCTGCGACTCCGAGCTGATACTGAACCTGACAGAACCAATATTTCGGTAGATCATCAGGGTCAACGCGCATCTGTGTGGTCTTGCATTCAAGTATGCCCTTAGCGTCATGGCTGCGGCTCTCTCCGAGCCAATAGGTGCGGTCGGGGCTGACCTGAAGATAGGGGCGGTCGTCTGACTGAATGAGCCAATCCCCTGCGCTGCGCTTGATGATGTCTCGGCCTGTCTCATCAGACCAGAACCGAGATACCGCGTCTTCGAGATAATGACCTGCTTTCATTGCGAAGTTCTCTTGCTTAGGAGCATCAAGGCCGACTTTACGTCTCCACAACTGATAGGGGGTTTCCCAAGGGTTCAAGCCGAGGATTGTTGCGACCTCGCTGCTGCCGATACCGTTCTTGCGGTATTCAAGCCACTCTGACCTGTCTTTAGGTCTGATAACTGTATTGCTCATATTCTTTTGATGTTTTTAGTTGAGATTTATGTCTGTCGGAACGGAACCGTCTTGCAGCTCTTTGATTGCCGCGAGAGTGATGTGTGCAAGAAGATGACCGTTTCGGGGTAAGGCTATTTTCATCGCGTCTGTCAGTTGTCGTTGATGTCCGTCAATGGTAACAAAAGCGTCACAGAAAGGGGCGTTTTTCTCATCAACTGCAATCAGAACAAAGGCACGATTTCTTGTGTCTTCATTTTTCCACGCTCTGAGTTGGTTGAATATTTCTCTGAGTTTACTCATTGGTCTGTTTTGGCTGTTTAGATGACCTGTGGCGGCGCGAGGGGCGAAAGTGATGACTAACACCCCTCGCGGCCTGTTCAGCGGCGTATGAGTTTGAAATCAGCCCACAGACGGATGAATTGCTTACCACAGTAGGTCGCGAGCGCGTCCGATTTTAAGCAAAGGCGAGAGCCGATGTCCGCATTCGTATCCGAGGGAGCGTAAACCGAGTACGCATAAGCGAAGCCCGCATATTCTGTCACATATTCGCCTGTTGTCATAAAGTGACGGTCGGCTTTCTCTTCATCGTCCATGTCGGCGATTTCCTCATCATCGTAGAGCCAGTGCCACGGATACCAACGCACCTCGTCTTTCGTGAACTTAGGTGTCCACTCTTCGTTGAGAGCCTGACAGATGATGCGGAGTTTCTGATACGCCACCTCATCAGGCATCATACCCTCGTATTTCTCTTCCTCTGTGAAAGCGTCAATGCCGAGGGTGGCGCAAGCGTCCTCAAAGGTCTTGATACGCTCTGTTACAGGGCGATTGTCGGGTTCATTCTGACCGAGAGACAGGTCAGGGAAGAGAGAGCGCAGAAGAGTTTTTTGGCTCTCATCAGCCGCGTTGTAGGCGGCTCTGATGTTTTGTTCTTTGATTTCCATATCGGGTTATTTGTTGGGGTTGTTGTCTGATGTTGTGTTGTCTTCTGTCACAGGGAAAACCTCGCCTGTTTCGGGGTCAACGGCTTCTGCCACTGAGGGCTGTGCCTGTTGGTCTGATGACCCTGCGGCTGCGTCTGACTGAGCCATTGCTGCGTCCACCTTCTTGCGCTTGCTCTCGCTCTTCTTGCGAGCCGCGTCAGCCATTGCTTCGCTGTCCGCAGTATGGCTCTGAGGAGCGTCCTCGGGGTTGTCAATGTATTCAACCTCGAAAGCGTCAATGTTTATAGGGTCAGATGTGGCGTTCACGATGTCATCGTTTGCTCTGACTGAGGCTTGGTCGAAAGCGATTGCATTCTGCATCTGTATGCTCTTCGGGGCATATTTGCTGAACAGGGCTTTCAGAACGGTTTTACGCCCCATTGCGTGATAGTCGCTTTTCCACGGACAGTTCCACCCACTGCGGTAGGCTTGGCTGAACTTTTGGGCGTGTGCTTCGACCTCTTCCACCGTCCAAAATATTGTTTTGCTGAACCCATTTATCAGGTCAAAGCGAGCCATATATCCGATGACTCTGTCGCTCTTCTTTGCGTCCTCGTCAAAGACGTATTCGCCTGTAAAGCGATTCTTTTTGATGAGCTGCCCATCGTAAACAATCTCATCAATAATGTTCTTGAACTGACCGCTCCTTTCAGCGAGTTCGATAAGCCCCTTGTAACTTATCTGAAACTGTGCCTGACCCTTGTAAGGCACGATGTATGCGAGTCCGATTGTCGGAACGATTGGGAGTTGAAGTGTGGCGGCGACCATTGCAGCACCGACTACTGTCATCGGGTCAGCCTTGCGAAGCTCTTTGCTTCCGTTCGCCACGCTGATGACTGAACTAATGAACCCTGCCGCAACCTTTTCGTTGCCGAGAACATCTTTAATTTTGGCGACAACGCCTGGGGAGCGCATAATATCCCCAACTGATTTTTGCGGCTGAACCACCTGAGCAGGGGCGGTTGCCTGTTGCGGTTGAACCGCTGTTTGATTTTGTGCCATTTCGGTTATTTATTTCTTGCCCTCTGACTGCTTCGGGCTTTGCATTTTAGTTGAGACGGAGCGGCTTGGCTGTGATGAGCTGATACCATTCTTCGCCGTTGATGATTTCGGGCTTCTGAGCGATGAGAAGCGTTGCGCCGCTCTTTGCTTTCAGGCTGTCAAGTATGGCTGATGACAGAGAACGGCAGGTTATTCCGAGTGTGCTGTAACCTGCGGCGTTGCCGCTTCCGTGATGTGCGCGGATTGGAAGCCCTGACGGGTCAGCCTTGCGGAACGTAACGTACCAATCGTTTTTGCTGTCGCTGTCTTTGGCAAAGGTGGCGGCATACTCTGTGGAGAGTCCGAGTTCCTCGGTTGCCTGACGGCTGAAAGAGATTTTTGCATTGCGTCTGTTTACGCTGACGGCACGGTGCTGAACACGCGAGCCATAACGACCCTTTGAGTGGTCAAAAATTTCAAGTTTCATACTGCTGCTATTTGTGGGTTAAAATGTTCTTTGATTGTCTTGCAAATCAGGGCTGTGTGGTGCTTGGCGTAATCCTTGCCACGCCCGATGTAAGCCCCTATCTGCTGATATGTCAGATTGTGTTCAAAGCGAAGCACGAACAAACTGAATTGGTCGCGTGTCAGGGTCTGACGTGCATATTTTTTGACCTCTTGCGCCGTGATGTAAGGCTCGGCTTCTTTGGTGTCCTCATCGCTCTCTGTGTCCTCATCAGATTTCAGGAGAGTAAAGAAGATCTCCTGAACATTCACAGAGCGGAAAGACTGCCACGCCTTATTTTTTTCGATTTCGGCGTATATCGCGTTGAATAACTTCCGATAAAGGTTCTTATCAATGTCGGGAGTGACGGCGATATACAGGCTCAAATACGCGTCGTGGAATGTGTCAGGGTCAAACGTGTTATTGCTGATGAGAGCCGCTTTCAGGCTGTCATACTCTTTTGCAATCCACGCGTCAACTTTTGCTGCTGTTTCGGTTACTGTTGTCATCATCTCATTTGCGCTTGTGGGTTGCTGTATAAGTCTCTGCGGCTTTCTGAACCTCGTCCTCGGTCATAATCTTGTTTTCAAGCATCCATTCTTCAAGTTCGGATTTCTTGAAATAGAGTTTTCGGGCTTTCTTGAAGTGAGGTATCTGTTTGCTGCTTGTCAGCCTGTAAAGGTGGCCGACACTCAATCGGGTATAAACCGCCGCTTCTTCGATGTCAAGCACGTTCTTTGCACCAATGACAGCCATTTCTGCCTTGCGCTCTATTCGGTCAAGACGGTCGGTAATTTCTCTGATGTCTGCTCCGCTCATAGTCAATCCTCCTCTTCAAATTCATCATCAAACTCTTCGGGTAGATCTGTCAGAATTGACGGCAGGGCGTGGATGTTGCATAAGTGCATAAACACCTTGCCCCACAGACAGAGAGAGCCGAAAGCAAACACCTTGATTACGAAAAACAGGAGCAGCGGCATAGGGTTGGTGGGGTCATCATCTCCTGCAAGGAAGATAATGCTTACACCGAACCACCCTGTCATCAGGACTGCCAAGAGCCATTTGGAGATTGCGTCAATTATTTTCATGGCTTCCCTCCTGTTCCTTTTGCAGACGCTCTTCAACCCTGCGTCTGATGACGTAGATTGTACCTGCGCTGTGAATTTTATACTTGCTCATCAGGTATTCAGTTACAACGGTCTTGCTCTGACCCTCAACCGAGACGAGCTGATTGTATTCGTCATAGATTGCCCTGTCGCGCTTTTCACGCTCTTTCTGACAGGCGGTTTTGAAGATGGGTGTTGTCATATCTATGTGGTTTTGAGATTATTATTCACAGATTGCGACACGATTACCTGCTCTGACAAGGCGAGGAAGAACTGTATCAAGCTCTTCTATCGGGCAGCGATACTCAGTTATGCCGCCATTCATTTCGCAAGCAATTTTGGGGTCAATCCCATAGACTGCGATTGCCGCTTGCTGCGCGTCTCTTCCGAATGCCACATACTCGTTGGCTGTGCGCTGAAGAATTATTGCGTCAGGGTGCTGCGCTTTCAATCTCTGATATTTGGCTGATGTCTGTGCCGCAGTTTGCTTGCTCATAATGCTTTCAGTTAATTTTTTCTTCTTGTTTTATTTTATTGGCAATGGCTATTCCCGGATTAATATGGCCAGCTGTCCCAGCTGCTGCAATTATCGCTCTCATCTTTTTCTCCTTATTTAATGATTTTGGGGACGGGGGAAAAAATCATGGTTGAGTATTATTT